TCAAAGATCTTCTTACCAAATTTGAAGAGGAAGACATTGCCATCATTTGCAGGATTGGCAGGATCCTTTACGACATAGATGTTCGCATAGTAAGAGAGTTTACGCTTTTGCTTACGAACGATCTCCTTATCCTTATCATTACCACTGTTCCACAGGGTACGGTTGTACTCAGACACAGGGTCTTTCTGACCGATAGTGGTCAGAGAGTTCTCAATGTACCAACCGCCAGGACCTTGGAATCCATGAGAGTACATCTTCACCCAGGGAAGATCTTCTCCATCGGGAGCGGGGAGGAATCGAATAACGGCATAACCGTTGCCCGTTTTATCCATTTCGGGCTTCCAAAGACGATCATCACCGCCGCTGGAATTATTGTTCATCTTCTCAACTTCTTTGACCAGTTTTTGAGTCAAAGAACCAAGAGAGGATTGCTTCTTAAGATTTGCAAAAGACATTGGATTACCTCGGATTTGTTTGTATTCGGCTTGTGTGTACCCGATAGGGCACTTGCGGCGAGTACGGACCTATAATAGTGCAAGTGCCCGTGGTTGTCAAACTTCTTTTTCTTCGACCTGCTCCTTCATGTGACCAACCAGTTTCTCCATGTTGCTGAAGATCACATTCATGTCAACATTCTCTGGCATACCCAGCATAGCAGCAGACTTCACAATATTTGCCTTCATTTTTTGTGCCTCAGGGTCGTCAGATAGAGACAGTCTAGCATAGAGGACTTTTTGCTTGTCGATCAGTTGTGACAGAAGATCAACGTGTGCTAATTTATCTTCTTTATTCATCTGATAAAAACTAAACATGTTTTTATACAGTTTCTCTTGAAGGTCGTTAATATGGACAATTTCTGCCCTAACAACATCTGAGTCAAAAAAGGTCATAAAACGCACTCCTTCAAAATTTTCCTGAATTTAAAGATATCAATATTTAGAAAAGAATCATACTTCTTAATATTTTTGGAAACTTGCTCCCAAATAGGATCCTGAAGTTTTTTGTCAAAATCCTTACTGAACTGAAAAATACGATTATATATTACTAACGTCTCAATACAAATATCACCACTTAGATGTTTTTTGAGAAGGGGTGGGTGACCCAACTTACAATCAAAAACATCCTCAACATCATATTCACTAAACAAGTCAGTAGACTCATTTTTAAAAATATAACTTAAAGACTCATTTCGCTTTTTCCACGAATTGTACGTTGATTCCCCTTCACGGATAAGTTGTCCAATCCACATAGAACTAGCATCTGTGGATCCAACAAAATTTGACACAAAAAAGTTAACGACCTCTTGGTCGTTCTTCTGGCGACTCATCTTCTCAAACCAATAGCGATCCTTCCTCTTATAGAAGGACTGTAGAGAGGCACGAGTTTTACCGTTGTATCTATGATAGTCGTATTTATCTTTTGTGAAGTGATTCTTCAATCCCAGATAAGTTTTATACACGTCAAAGGGAGTCATTTTAACAAAAAGGGTTTTCACGAAATTTTCCCCGCGATAAATTTTCCGACTTTTTTTGAATTAAAAGATCAATTTTGCCCTGGAGGTTCTCTTAAGGAAGTTCAACTCCATTGCATCATACTTAATCTTCTCCTTCAAAGGTTTGGAGATTAGTTTAGGAACTGACTCTAGATCAATGCTATTACACTCACAAAAGTAAATGATAGCATCAATATAATTCATATCCTTATTATCTCTCACCAAATATTCAATCTCTTGAGCAAATTTGGTGGGACAAAAAAACTTTTTCTCCAGTACCTTTTCAAATTCGTCTTCATTTTTACTGGGCATAGGTCTCCAGTTTGTAGTTAAGAAATTCTCTAATGTACTCTTGGAGTAGCTTAATGTATTTGGTTTTGTCGCGCTCTTCATAAACAACACATTCTCCATTTTCACATGCCATGATAATGACAAGTTTTTTTATTGATATACCAGTGAGTTCATAGAGCATACACCCATACGCCATGCACTGAACAAAGTAATGCTCAATCCACTCTACTGGTTTTGGTTTTTTTGAGGTCTTAAAATCAATAATTGCCAACTCGCCGTCGAATTCGGCAATACAGTCTACGGTTCCAGCTACACCGAGAACCTTACTATATAGAGAACTTTCTAGAGCGTGAATATTATTAATCTTGTTTAGTTCTGGTTTAGCAATCTTAAAAAGATAATCTGATAACGGTTGAACTTTGGGAAGACCCTCATTCTTTAGGTAACACTCAGTAAGAGTGTGCATGTCTGTACCACGACTAGTCGCTTGCCTGGTGATTCGATCCGCAGTCTCTTCACCAACCTTCTTACGCCACTTAGCAAAGAAGGCACGGTTCTTATGACTTGTAACAGAAGTGATGGATACTAGTTTCAGCAACTCATCAGCATCTGGCACTTGATAATAACGGACTCCATCAATAGTCTCCCTGCTGAGGGCAGGGAGATCCAGATCAACATGATTAAACATCAAAAACCTAATTCGTGTTTTGCAAAAAGATATTCCTTACAGAGACCAGAACGGACAATATCATCAAGACCAAACTCAATGATGTCAAACGATGGCATTACCCTAAGAATCTTCATGAAGTCGATGATACCATTTCGCTCATTGGTTTTTTGCAAGTCAGTCTGAGTTGCATCACCACAGAAACAAATTTTGGTGTTATCACCTGCCCTTGTAATTATACTATCAAGTTCATGAAAATTCAAGTTTTGGAATTCATCAACGATGATAATTGCTTTGTCAAGAGTGGTTCCTCTGAGGAATGAGGTAGACCAGAAGCTTACCGTTCCCTGAGTCTTCAGGTTACCATACAGCATCTCAAAGTCAGCATCAGTTGCCATCTGGAACATGTACTTGACCATGTTCTTGTAAGGGATCTGATAGATATCTGCCTTATCCTCATGAGTTCCAGGAAGGAATCCAATCTCTCTAGTTGCTACCAAAGAGCGAACAATGTAGATCTTCTCGTAAGGTGTGTTCTCATCAAGAACATCTTTGAGAGCATTGTAAAATGTAATGAAGGTCTTACCAGTTCCTGCTGCACCATAGGCAACTAAGTTTTTATCATCATCAAATGAATCATACAGTTTTGACTGATTATCTGTAAGTGGATCGATGTCCAAAAGAAATTCGGAGTTGATTGGTTTCCGTCTCTTCATTTGTTTGGCAGTCATGCCAACACCGATTGGTTGCAATTCAGACCTTCTTTTTCTTGCCATACGGGTAAATCTTGGGTAGGTTGACTTGTATTTAGTACATGGTGCCACAAATACATCGCAGCACCAGCAGCTGTTCCCCCATCATGTGCAATAGGGTCGATGTAGAAGTTTATGTGAGGGAATTCTTTGGCGTACTCATAGTTATTAACACAGTTTAAAAAATATCCACCAGAGAGCACTACGTTTTTCGTTTCGACTTTCTCAAGAAGGGATCGAATGAGACGAATAGTGTGCTTCCTAGTTTCATCCTGTGCTTTTTTAGTTAAGTTTGCAATGAGATCAAAGTCAAATTCTGGGTTGTAATACTCCGCAGGATCTAACGTTGGATCATCATAACACCGCCTATAACTATTTAATATAGTTTGATTGTCTGTGACCCAAGTATCTGAACTTTCGTCATAAACAAACCAATCTTTGGTACACGCCTTGTCAGCATCACCGTAAGGTGAGATGCCCATTAACTTACCAGCACTAGAGAATCCAGTAATCTGCATGATACTGTTAAAGATCCACCCACAACTGGCAGTTGCTGATAGTACATACTTATCATCAACTATAACAGGTTTAGATTGAGTTTTAAAACAATCTCCTTGTGGAGTGTATACCTGCTTAACAAGTTCCACTTCACCACCAGAGAATCTATACATCGATTCAGATTCTCTAAGAGTGATGTAATCATTAAAATAATGCCCACCACCATCTAAAACCAATGCTGCTGCTTGATCAAATCCAGATGCATAAAATGCATTACAAGCATGATAAAGATGATGCTCCCAGTAGTAGTGAGAATCACCAAAAGTAATTCCATATCTACCAAGATTGTCCTTCACATCCTGAATGATTCTCTCATCTGGATAATCATAGGTATGTATTCCGTTGATCTTACCGTAAGAAGAGAATGTAATATGATCTAAATGACGAGTGTATCTCACAATGTCCATGAGACATCTCATGATGTTACCAGGCAACCATTCTTCTTCTTTGATGCCGTTGTAACGATCATCTTCCATGTAGTAGATCAACTCACCATCTTCAACCAATGCGATTGATGGGTGGTGAGAGATATTAACTCCAAGAATAAACATAATTAAAGTTTCTTGACTGTAGATCCAGGTGCTTTAGATGCTTTATCAAGAACCTCATTCCATTCTGGTCGCTGCTTGATCAGTCGGGACTGCCAATCACTAACCTCAACACCTAAACCTGGAGAATTCTCAGGGGTAAAGTAACGCTCCCAATCTGGGTTATCAATCTTCCACTGGTCCCAATCGTGAATGCTCATCTTCACTTCTTTGGTTTCACCAGTCTCCTTATGCCTAACAGGATATGTTGCCATTACTTCCACTCCAATGCTTCTGAGATGATTGGGAACTGCTCAATGAAGATGGCACGAATGTCTTCAGCGAGTTCCATGTGTTCCTTCTGTGTGCCGTTTGCAGTACGCAGATCCAGATAATGAGCCCATGAGCGAACATTTCCGCTCATGTAGAGTCTTGTTTGTGTGTTTTGTGGAAGCACAAAACGAGCACACTCCTTTGCCACACCTTTGTCAAGCAGTGCATTATAAACTTCAAGACTTTGCTTAAAGTGTTCTGCAATCATCGCCTCCATGTATGCTTTATCGCGTGGATTGATATCATCAATAGAGTTTTGACGATTCTTTGTATCCTGACGACGAAGATCTGGAATAGGAATTTCTAATTGAAGTTCCTTACTGTCAGCATAGCGTTGTGAAAACTGTTGATATGTGAAGCTACGGTGACGAAGCACTTGAGTTGCCACTGCAAGTGAGGTATTTAGTTCAACCGTCATGAATGCGTGCTCAAAGATACTCCAGTGACGATGCTTGATGCAATACTTCAGGAGTCCAGCAAAACTATCGTTGTCCTGGTTCTTTGGATTTGAAACACGGGCACAGTATGCAATCTGCTTCTCCGCATCAGGGGTAACACTGATAAGTTTTGCGCTCATTTAAACCTCCAAATAATTCTTAAAAATTTCCAATGCATCATTCCAGTGAATGAATTTTCCTCTTTGATCCTGTGGAACAAAGCAGAGAGTCCATCGTCCGCGATCTGTAGGGTTGTTAGTCCCATGAAGCATACCGATGTTTACTAGACTTGGTTTGTTTGTATTCGCCTCATATAAGAAGTCGCAATCCTCTTCTTTTGCCCATAGGTTGTCATGGAATTCAGAAGTTGCGCCAGCATAACCAAGCATCTTCTTTCGATAAGTCTTCTCTGACTTCCACCATTGTATCACGCCTTCCTCAGGACCCCAAGTGATATTAATCTTTGCATGGTGAGTGTATGCACCATGATCAGTATGAATAGGAATCTTTGAGTGTGGTGGAGTGTAAAAGACTTCCTTCAATGCAAGAATAAGTCCAAGATCATTGAACCATTCCTCTACAGGATAGAATGGGTAGTCATTGATATAGAAGTGCTTAATCGTCTTCCCCTCCTCTTTGAACATGTCAAGAGGACCTATGGTAAAAGGAAGGTTTAGATATCTATGATACCAATTAGTCGCAGTACCCATCATCATCGTTGTAAATTTCATCATAGTCCCCTTCTATTGGGAGAGGGGAGAATCCTTCTGTATATGAATCAACATCAGAATAAACTTCAGACTCAATCTCTTCGATCAATCCTTTTAATTTAC